CTCTTTTTTCCCATGTATAAGCCATGTGTCTCTCCCAAATATTTTTTCCAGTTATTGACCTCTTTTTTTACATTGACGCCCAGCTCTCGATATACTGCATAAGGTATCGTGATTTCGACCGGATCTTTTTTCTTGTCGTCCACGTTATAAGACATTGAATAAGAGAGTTTTTCCAATGACTGAATCACTTTCTTATTTATTTTCCATTTTTTCTTACCCCATTTCATGATTGTCATCGCGTTACCTCCAATAAAAAAGGCATTCTTTAAATTGCTCTAAAGAACACCTTTGTATGGCTTGTGCTATATCTAATTTTGTAAATAAATATCTTTCCAGAGAAGCTCGTAACCGATGGCGAGCTTATGTTGATAACACTGCCAGCGGTCAGTTCTTTTGAGTTGATATAAAAATATCCGCTCTTATGAAATTTGTTTTTGAATTTCAGCAAATTTTTTGCAAAAAGCTGAGCTTCTCCCCTCGAAGCCAGTACTACGTCTAACTTCTCTGTTATGATTCTGTCTTTCTGGCCAAACGTATAAGAAATCGTTCCATCCGTGACTGTGCAACCTGTGTACGTCGGTTTCTTTTTAAACTTAAACCGATTCGCTCCATCTATAGAATCCGTCTCCTTGACAGTCTGGCTTTCCAAGTATTCTTCACTGTATAGAATCATCTGCTTGTTATATATGATAAAAGCACATCCACACAGGACCACTAATTTTTCAAAAAAATCTAGGTCTGATAAATTGCACTGGTGCAAATTAAGAAATGTATGATCCGTGACTCCGAATGATAAGAATTCAAAATCATATCTTTTTGCGATATCATTTCCTAACGCTTTTAACGAGATGTTATTCCATCTTTGCTCCCTAATCTGCTCCATCTCTGCCGGGTAACTGTACGCTGTAATCGTATAGTAATTTGATTCCGCTATACAATCTCTTACGTACATTGTCCCTGTTTTTTCATAGCCTTCTGACAGTTCAATTGTATCGCCTTCCTTTGGCGACCACTTATCCCAGAGAGCAGCACTGTCATTGAACTTTATCTTCAAGATGTCTGCGTGTTGCTCTGCGTAGGATTCATGTGTGTATTTTTGAACACTTACCCTCTGTGTGATATCTACGCCTTCATAAATAATGTTCACAGCATCACCTCCAAGGTGGCAACGTCTCCGGAGACTCCGTTGTGTCATATACGGGTACTGTCAATGTTATGCCCTCCCCGAATATGACAACATCTGTGTACTGCGGATTCAGCGCAATAATATCTGTTGCCAGTATTTCTGAACCGCATTCATTCAGTGCGATAATATCGAATGTCTCTCCTGCGTTGGTTGTATGTTCTTTATAATCAATAACTTGGGACATAGGCACCTCCATTTCCAAAAATGCCAAGTTCCATCAGCATATCAATAAACTCATCTTCGCTTTCACGTAAAGCCTCTAAGATGTCCTCTTTGCTTGCATTGCCGTTAATATTAACGACAGGAGCAAATTCTATTCCTCCCAGGTTTACAGATGTCATTCTTCCGGATGATGTGCCAAGCATTCCGAATAAATCACCGTCTGTCACGCCTAAGAGTCTGCCGGCTTTCGCCCAGTATGATAAGTTCTCGCCTCTGTGCGCCGGATCAAAAGAGATAACCGCTTCTGTCCCTGCTTCACCGGCAATACTTACACCATCTGTAAATCCACCTGAAGCCAACATAGGAATATTTGGTATATTAAGCTTAAAAGCTTTGCCGCCGAGCAACGGCACCCAATCCGGGATTGTTATTCCCAATCCGTTGATTGCGTTAATTGCTCCATTTACAAGAGAAATAATTGAATTAATAGGTCCCTTCGCAAGTCCTACCGCTCCGGCAAATGCATTTCCAATAAATGAGCCAATGCCGCCAAAGAACGTGGTTATCGCACCCCATAATTCTGCTGCCTTTTCTTTAACTGTGTCCCAGTTTTTGTAAAGTAGAACACCTGCTGCAATTAATCCAGCAATTGCTAATATTACCAATGTAACCGGGCTCGTTAAGAATGCCATCGCTGTGCCGAGGGCTGTAGTTGCTGCCGTGCTTATGGTTGCCATTGCTGATTCTGCCGCTAATATTCCATTTAAGATACCCAGTGCAATTGATGTGGCATTGCTTGCTACATTAAATGCAATAATTGCAACCGTTAGACCTCCGATTAATACCGCGAGTGCTTCAAAAAGCGCCTCGTGTTCCTCTATAAATTCAATGCCGTCTTTTCCTTTATCGATAACCGTCTGGACACCATTAAACGCTCCTTCTGCAATTCCTGCTATATCCTCCATCAGTGGTCCAATGTCTTCCAATCCCGCCACTATGCCAGGCATAGCCCAGTCTAAAAATTCACTCATATACGGGAGCAACCCGCCAAGTGCGTCGAATAAAGATATGGCAAATGGCTCAAATGCTGTCTGCGCATCCTGTTTAAAAATCTGAAGTTTTTCCGAAAAATCATAGGTATCTTCAGCTGCAGTACCTATGGTTTCACCATTTTCTTGAAGCGATTTTGTTAGTGCGTCAACGTCCATGGCTCCAGTTCGTATGGCTTGTGCCATTGTTACTGCTGTTGCTGATCCGAATATGTCTGTTGCAATTGTTATTGCTTCAGACTCTGTCTTTGCGGAAGCTATGGCTTCAGAATACTTATTCATTGCGGCAACTGCGTCTCCACCGTCTTTTGCGATATTTCCCAGACCTTTCTTCATACCTTTAAGGACTTGTTCCGTATTAATTCCGGCCTTATCCAAGTTAGCAATCATTGCTGCCGCTTGATCAAAGTTATACCCCAAGTCCTGTAGCACTGCTCCTGAGCTTTGTGCATGAGACATGATGGTTGAGAATCCCATTCCTGTGCTCTGTGATACTTTGAAGATATAGTCCATTTCCGAGCTCATGTCTTCTGCATCAATCTTCCATTGCTTAAACGCTTGAGACGACGTTTCTATTGTGCCTGTCAAATCTTCGTCCATTAAGTCCGATACTTGCAGTGCCTGCTTTGACAGTGTCTCTAATGTGCCATCTGTGACTCCCAGTCTCGTATTCCAATCCGATATTGCCTGGCTTGTATCTTCCATTGATGCCGGCACTGAGGAATAAACATCTTTGAACGAATCTTTTAAATTATCCAAAGCTTTTCCCGTCGCCCCGGTGCCTACTCTTATGTTGTCATAAGCTGTATCAAACTCTTCTCCCAGTTCTATCAGTTTCTTGGTCGCTGCCACGCCTGCGGTTGCGATTCCTGTAACTGCTGCCGCTCCGACTACTCCAGCCACTTTAAGCGCCGACTCCAAACCCTGTGTATGAGATGTCGCTTGTTTTATTGATTTCTGTAACGATGGATCAACTCTTCCGGCAATTGCTACTATCGCCTCAAGCTCTTTACCTCTTGCCATAACTTCTCCTCATAGATTCTGTTCGTCTCTTGATTTCTTCGTTTTCCGCTTGGATTTCCTCGGACGCCTCCGATATTTCTCTTAAAAACTCTACGATTGGCATCCTCATTAATCTTCCAACGTCGGTATGGAAAGTTCGTCCATAGCTTCGTGCTGCTCTTCTGAGTTGTCTGCCAGTGGGCTGTCTTCGACCTCTTCTGTCAATTCCTCCTCCGCACTGGCTTCTATAAAAGAACGTCCTTCCCTATATAGTTTCATAACATCCTTTGCTCCCTTGATTCTTTCAAGGTCAAGAATGTCTATATCCTGATTTGAATCCGCAATCGCTACAAGTAATAGATACAGTTGAAATGTAAAATCCAGCTCTACTGTTGTTGCCGGAGCATCTAAGCCATTTTTCTTTCTGGCCAATCCCTCTGCTCTTGCAAATGAGTTTGGTGTAATCATGTCTGTATCATAGGTAAGCACTTTTCGCGCTTCACCATTAATCATTACCGGATTGCTCAATACGATTTTTTTAACCATTTTCTTTGTCCCCTTTCAAATAAATAGGAGAGGCGTACTGCCTCTCCATTTATGAATCCTATAAGTATTTGCTATAGTCTATTCGGTCTTTTCCATTGACCTTTAAAATACGAGATGTTCTGTCAACCAAAAGCACCTCTTCTCCGTTGATCACTAAGCGATATCGCAATACTGTGTATGGGATATCGAACTCAGGTGTATTTCCGACCTCGATCTCTGCGCCAACCGGTCCGATAGATTTCGGAATACACTTGAGATATGCTTTGCAGCCTTCCTGTGCTACATTACCACCACCTGTAATGGTGTCCTGTACCCAGCGCACTTCAATATTGTGTACGACAGGTCTTGTCAACGAAGTTGCTTTCTTGTCAATACCCTGTTTGGAAATGCTAAATTCCATATCCTCGATTAGTCCTAAAAGAGGAATGGACGCTGTACCCATTAAGGACACATCTGCTGTCACATTTGTGATTTCCGGAAGAGTAACTTTGATGTCTTCTCCCATTAAGGTGTTGTCATCATACAATGTTGATGCTTCAATAGCTGTTCTCTTTGTAACCATTACTCTTCACCTCCCTCTGCAAAAAATGTTTCGAAGCCAGCATCTGTGTAAGATACTTTTGCTGTAAGGCTCTTTGCTGGCGGAGTCGGTGTGTCAGCAAAGCTCCATGTGAAGTTGCCATTGATCAAGTCGCTGTCTGAGTTTTCGCTTTCTGTAAACGTAACTACAGGATTTCCAATCAATGCTCCGACGGAAACTAATGCGTCTAAGTTGGACTGCTCCTCGTTGAGGATGGACTCAGCTAACCCTCTATTCATAGGAGAATCCACTACTTCGCCCCATCTCTGCTGGAATGAGTTTAAGATGTACTCCTGAACACGCACATTAACATCGAAGATAGCCATAGGATCTACGCTTGCATTTGCGTTTCCTGTTGATTCGTCAGCAACAAAAGCTCCTGTGTGAGGTCCCCATGCTACATACTGGCCACCCCATGCAACTGCTGTTGTTATACCTGCAGCATTAAGAACGTTTCCTGATGCCTGGTCGAATCCCTGGTTTGCTGACTCTGCACCGAAATACTGAACTGCAACCGGCAAGCCCTTATTTGATACTGACTCCATTGGTACGCCGTCGTGAGAGTTATCTACTCTGATCTGTTCAACTAATGACAGTACAGATAAGTGATACACTTTTCCGCTTGCTGTCTTAACCATTGGCCAGAACACCTTCTCATACATCGATGTCATGTTCAGCGTTGCCTTTGCTGAGATTGCATCGGTGATTGTATCGGCGCTTGAAAGCGGAATGTCTACAAATGCCATAGCGTACCAGTGCTTGTTGACTCCCTGCACGAAGTTAACAAGTTCCTGATGGACATCTGTGTTCGCATCATACTTAGGAATACAATAGAGATTTGCAATCGCATTGTACTTAGGGTACAAAAGCTCTGCTGCGTGAAGTCCTGTGTAAACTCCTGCGTCTGTAACCTCTCCAATAATCTCTGCTGTGGTAACTTCTGATACATCTACTACATTAAATGTAGCATTGACAGTGCCTGTGATAGGTGTGCCTGTTGAAGATACCTTAACTGTCTTTGTTAAAGCGTTGTAGCTTAAATCGAACTCTGTAGATGAGTGATTTGCTAATGTGAATGTATCAAATATTACTTTTGATGCATCATCTAACGTGTCTTCCTGCTCTCCTACAGTAACAGCATCACCTGTTTTAAATGTTGCTGTTCCATTTTTGAAGGTTAACGGAATAGTTACCGTATCTGTTGATTTATGTTTAGACGGATCTAATACATTAATCACATAAATAGGTCCAATGTTTCCGTTTGCATTTTCGAAGTGTGCGCTTGCCACTTCTGAAAGCGTGAAATCTTCCCAGCTTTCACTGTAACCTAACTTTTTCTTTACATCTGCCATATCTGAGAGATACACAGGTGTATTGATTACGCTGTCTGCGTCATATCCTCTGATTAAGTTAACAGGTGCTGTTCCCACATAGCATGGTGTGGTTAAAGCTTCTGCTACGCCATTGGATATTGTCTCGCCTACCTGACCATAGGCGCCATGAATATAAGCTCCCATTCTTTTCCTCCTTAGAGTAAATCTTTATAAATATTATTTCTGCTTGCGGCCATACCGCATGTCATGCGAAAAGTGATGTATGCATACCATTCAGGATATGCATTGACCAATGTTTCTTCCTGCGTGAAGAATCCAAACTTCATCGGTGTGTCTCTGTCTATGCGGCATCCCTCGATATACATATTTTTATTCAATGTTTCCTTGGTAAAATCAAGGAAACGTAGAATTTCTTTAGCGCCTGACGTGTCTCTTGTAAGCTCATACTTTGCTTCATTTACCTTGTATGTTCCCGGATTCCAGATTGCTAATGAGATTCTAATATCTAGTGACATTTTTTTCTCTTTCAAATCGTCCTCTCCGTCAATAAGCTGAACACACATCGCCGGATATTTTGTTTGCACATCTGGTGGAAGCATATCTTTTGACGGAATAAACATCGGGAATGCCGTCGGATTAATCCACTCCGGAGTATATCCGGTTCCTGCGTTCCTTTCGTCAGGCTTTAAGAAGTGCACTTTGTCGCATATATTCTCTTGGCACCACTGTGTCAAGTCATTCATAATATGCTCTACTTTCATATTGCCTCCTTAATTCATAAGATTGGCTGAGAGCACAATCTCTGTCATTCCAAAGTTGTCGCTCCAACTCTGTACAACATATTCTGCTCCGTCCACGTTTAGGTGTGCGCCAAATCCGAGTTCTTGAAGCTCTTCATTAGCTAATTCTTCTGTCTTTGCAAAAATTCGGATGTTTTTTTCGTTCATTCCTAGCTCATCTGCACCATCTCGCTCCTGAAGTACATCAGAATCTAAAGAGCACATAATCGAATGTCCTTCAATCATGTGCTCCTCAGCAAATTCTAATAAATTAACGAATACACTCAAATCCTCGGTCAAACATTCCTTGAATGTGGCCATTATTCAGCTTCTGCAGCCGAAAGGACCGGAGCGTCATCCTTTAATCTTGCGATGATATCCTCTTTCTTTCCCGTCGGATCAACGCCTCTTTCTTTTGCAAGATGTTTGAGGTCGTTGTAATTCATGTCTTCATATGACTGGCTTTCCTCAGCTTCCGGCTTTTCTTCCTCTTCTGTAATTGCTTTCTCGGCAACTTTCTCTGTCGCTACAGCTTCTTTTGTGGCTGTCTCGACTTTTTCATCGCCTTTTTCAGCAACTCCAAGCGTAATGAGTCTCTTTCCTTCCGCATCGTTAATTTCGAAGATGCCATCTTTTGAGCTTTTAGGTTCGATGCTTCCGGCTTTGTTAACAAAGCCGTAAACACCCTGAATAATTCTAATCTTCATTGTCGTCCCCCCTTATCTTATGAAAGAACAGTAGCGCTGATTACTGAATCCTTGCTGTTAAGGATTGGCAAAGGCTTAGCAGTAAGGATGATATCCTTGCTGTTTGTTCCCTGGTCAGCAACTGCATGAGGCACACGTTTTCCAGCATAAGTATGGAACTCTCCATCTGCTTCGATCTGGCTAACAGCACCATATGCAGTACGTCCAACACCCTCTGCTGTAACAGCAATCTGCTTTGCTGGTACAAAGTTTGTAACTGTTCCATCAAGTTCTTCGTAAGCAGCATCGTAAGTAATGAAGTTGTATACGTGTCCCTTGATGTTCAGACGAGCGAGTAATGCTGCGTATTGATCATCTAACATAATTGGATCATATGCTCCAATATTTACATTTCTGTTATCCAACAACTTCTGTACAGCCTCGTTGTTGATGAATGCATCGGCTGCAGCTGTTCCTAAGATAACATCTGTAGCTACATGACCGTTGTTACGAAGTGTGCGACCCATGGCTTCAATATCTCCTAAGATATTTGCAGAAGCACTACTCCATAAGTTCTGAGGAGTGTAAATATCAGGGTTTACAGCGCCTTCGTAAAACTTAATTTCTTTAGTTTCTGCCAAAGATAAGTCATCTGCGTAGTAGTTCATGGTAACTTTGTTGTTGAAGAGCACCTGTGCTGCCATAGCCTCTTCACGACGAGCAATCATCTGCTCTAACTCGATCATATCCTGGACTGTAAGAGCTAATGCTCTTGCCTCAGGAGAAAGATTGGAATAAAGAGCTTCTCCAAATCCTTTCTTTCTTAAGTCTGAAACTGACTGTGGACGCTTTGGCGCAATATTTGCAGGTGTAAATGACTCAACATCATAGCCATTTCTGGTAACTGCAACTCCGTTTTTCTGCTCTACAACAAAAGGAGCAGCCTTCTTTGAACCATCTCTGTATTCAAGAATAACTGCTTCGCTGTTGAAGATATCTGTATTTTCATTGGTTGGGAAGTAACGGTCACGCAAGAAAGATGATGCTTTCTTCATGTTTTCTACCG